GGTGGATTAAAGCTATCATCTTTTTCTATAAGCTTGTCAGCTCCACTTCCAGTTTCTTTTACTTTGTAAACCTCGTTCATATGTGTTTTATAATTAAAATATAAAACTTGAACTTTATTGTTGTCAGACTCTTCGTATCTAGGCCCGCTTTGATAAGAGTTTGTTTGAGCATAGCCAGACTGTTGTATTTCTTCTAAGTCTTCTTGCGTTAGGTAAGGAAACTGCTTAGCAAGCTCGTTAATAGGTATCGTCTTAACCTCTCCAACATAGTATATGTCATCGAAATATGGTGACTCAGTGTAGGAATAAACAAGGTCAGCTGGATCAACGTAGTCTATAGTAACACCTTCAGACGTAGTGAAATCAGTTTTAACAGCGCCAATACCTAATACTGTTAAGTCGTAGTATAGCCTTTTCTTTATTAAGTCGTAATTATTACCTTCAAGCAAAACGTTTAAAGCTTGCTCTTCAGCTATTTCTACGGCTTGCTTGTAGTTTAACTGCATGTGCAGCTCTAGCTCTTCATTATTTTCAGGTAGAGTTTCAGGATCGTTTTGATACAAGTTGATTCCAAACTCGTCCGCCACGAAGTCATTCATTTCTTTAGCAGCCATATCATCAAGAATACTCTGCATGTATTCTGTTCTCTTAGAAACTCCATACTCGTCTTGTGAGTAAGCTTTTATTTCAAAAGCTCTATCAGCTATGCCGTTAACTACAATATCAACAAACTTAGGGATTATTGGAACAGGCGTCCAGTCTAAGTTTAAGTAAGATAAGTCTCCATTTATTGATAACTCGTCTTTATATTTTTGAACTGATTGCTCTCCTCTAGCATACAGTCTTAACTTGTGAAAGTCATTAAGGTTGTTTTGATACCTATTGTGATTTCTATCATTATGGAACCACTCTGTTTCTATTGCTTTCGCAACTTTTAACCCGTAGTCATAACTTAACTTTTCAGCATCGCTAACTACTTGACTTGGAAAATAACTCTTTACAACAGACTCTGCCATATTTTTATTTTATTATTCTTGATGTGTTACCAGTATTACTATATCTAGAAATACTTACATTTAATGGTTGCTTTTTATATTCAGCGTGTGGTCTATACAAGTGTCTGTTACAAGCCATTATAGCTAAACCAGAACTTATTGTTGCATCAAACTTTGTTCTTTTGTTTATGTCAAACCTAGCCCAGTCGTTTAATGTTTCGTTAAAGTAAATGTTACCGTAAACCCCATCGCCTTTGTGGCCAACGTGATCGTTGATATACATTTCTACAGCAGCTGCATGAGCTTGCTTTATATCTTCACTAGAGTTTGGTATTCCACCTATTTCTTTTTCAGTAACAGAAAGCTTATTCCAAACTTTATCTGGTCTATTCATACTAAAACCTCTATAGCCTCTTCTTTTGAAGTGATATAAAAGTCTTGGTTTGTTATTCTCTGCTAGTATTGGCATACCGTAAAATACGCAAGCCATTAATATATCTTCAAAAAATATTTCAGCGGTTTGTGGTCTTGCAATATATTCTAAGAACATATGGTTTGGCGGAGCGTCTTCCATTGAAAACTTTGTTAGTCCATGAAGAGATCCGTTGGATCCTCTACCATCAACAGTACCGCTAATATCATAACTATCGCAGCCAAAAGCACCCATATGTTCGTTGCCAGGATATTTAACTCCATTTTTAGTTATAAATTTGTTTTGAAGGTTTGACGGTGGTACCCAGCTTATTTTAAATCTTCCGCTAGGATCTGGATAAAATATAACTTTACTGTCTTTTATCCCGTTTTCCCACTGGAAGCTACCTGTTGTTACCGTTGAATCACTACCAACACCTTCATTATAATCTATTTGCTCGTATATCTTTATTAAGTTAAACAAGCTATTTTTTGCTTCATCTCTAAAAGCATGCTCTGTAGTCCTTGGAAATTGACGGTAAAACTCATTTAAACCATCTTGATCTCCTTTTAAACCATCAGCCTCATTATTCCAATGATCAATAATGCCTATATCTATTAATTCACCATCGGGTCCGTGTACATCATGATCTGGGTTATTAAATACTGGTTGTCCAAACTCATCAATAAATCCTTCATAGTTCCATTCCATTGGGATAAACAAAGAATATAAACCAGACTTTGTTTGTCCATTGCGGTTTCTAGAAGTGACATCTGAATCATTGTACAATTTTTTAAAGTTATCTCCTCCTTTGTCTAGCGCGTTAGACGTTGAGCCCATCATGCATTTACCTACAACCCTAGCACCTAATCTAAGACAAGTTTTTGTAACTCGCCAGTTGTTAAGTATGTTGTCAGGTCTTTCCCACTTACCGCTTTCATCGTGTACTAACAGCGCTAATTTTTCACCATCATAGCTGTTATCACCTGTATTCTTCCAATCAATCGTTGTGTCAAGTCCCTTTATCTCTTCTAGCTTTTCATTTACCTCTATTTTTTTACGAGTAAACTTGCTCGCTGGCACACGATACGCTAGTTCAGACTTAGGTCTGTCCATACCATCTTGAATAGGTTTGAAGAAAAAAGGATAGTTTATAGATATAGGTACAACCTTGTCAGTAAACATCTTTTTAGCATCACCACCACTTTTAGATAGTATTCCATATCTACTATCACTCGATATTGTAGCTAAGTTAACGGTTTCAGCAGAGCTCATGAAAGAAAAGCCAGAACGTCTGTTTTTAAGATAACACATACCGTAACATCTTTTGTCAGCTTTACAAGCTTCCCAAAATATAAAAAATAATCTATTAGCCTCACGAAAGTCTGGAGCGCCTACATCTATTTTAGACCATTGGAGGTACATGTAGTGAGTTCCTGTAATATAAGTTGGAATACTAGCATTTTGAAACCAGAAACCCTCGTCACGTCTTTTGAATTCTTCATCTATATAGTCGTACCATTGTTCTTTTTGCTCTTCAGGATAAGCTCGCCAATCAAATATAGTTTTTATTTTTTCAAGAACTTTTGGCTTTTCTATTTGACGCCATTTGTTATCTTCATTAGCGTGCACTGCTTTTGGAGCTTTAGGTAGAGCTATTTTTAAACCTTGTATTTCGTATATATCTCCTATTTTACCTGTTTTAGATATAACTACAATATCGTGATCTTTATCGTAGCCGTACTTCCACTTGTTGCCTTTATTCATTCGGCTAATAGTAGTTCTTTTTACAGGCTCTATTATTTTATATAGCGTTTGCTTGTAGCTCATTTAGATCTTCCTTCAGCAAATCCCTTAAATATTCGCTCTTCCTTTTTTTCTGGCTCTTTACCGCTGAGCATAGCTTCTTCTTCTTGGATGCGATTAAGTATTTCAAAAGCATCGAATATAGCTAACTTCTTTGTAGCAGCTGCGTTTTTAAGTCTATCAGCTGTAATATCATCACCACTATCAACAATAGCTTCTTTAGCTACTTTAATAAGCTCTTCAACTGCTCTATGCCCAGCTTGGATTATACTCTTTTTCGTCTCCTTGATATTCATATTTAATTGTAATAAACTTATTTAAAACTCTATAAAGCTTGACGCCGTCAACAACAAACTCGTACGTAGAGAAAGGTGTAAAACCTACAAGCTCGCCTATTGTGTTTTTGCCATCGGTATATTTAACAATACCAATACACTGCTCTTCAACATCTTCTGATAATTTGTTTCTTTGCTTAATCGGCTGAACAAAACAATACCCATTGCAAGCTTTCCACTTATCTTTTGATTTATAAAGAAATATTTGATCTTCTTTAACTAGATAAGTATTTTCATCAAAATAACTTCTGCTATTTTTTTCATTACCTTGTTGGTCGTGCCACCTTCTAAACACGTTGTGATGTACTATAACCTCATCGCCTACTTTTATTTTAGTTTCAAAAGCAGTGGGCACAGCGTTAACAATAGCACTCCTGTTTACGTATTGATGATTAAATATCTCAGTATTTAAAATAAGATCTTTATCTCCAACTTTTTTAGAATTGTTGTATCTTTCGCCTTTAGGCTCAATAACAAAATCAAATGGTGCTTTCACTAATATTCTAAGTTATACTCAACAGATACGGCCATGTTTTTATTGAAGTCTTTCCAAGGCAATACGTCTTTTCCTTTTCTAATGTATATAGAGTATTTGTCGTCTTCTTCTATTATATCACAAATAGTATGACCACCATACACTTCCTGATTAACAGAATAGTGCATGGAGTCAATTTTGTAGTCTTTCCCTATTGTGATTTTACGAATCAGCTTGCTCATCTTCTTCGTATTTTATAGTGCCATCTTGAATAGC